CACGGTGCGCACATGTCCTATCAAGCTGAATACAATTTGATAAAAGGGTTCTACGGCAAACGCTGTGCCGAACGCAGCGGGCTCCCATTGATCCAGCATATCGACGAAGGTTTGAAAATTCTCGATTGGTTAGGCGCAGCTGATTACATCAAAGGCGCTTTCTGTTTGCATCCGATGCTGCAAGCCGACGCAGATTATAAAGCGAACATTGAAAGCCTTTGTGCGCACGCATATCTGACTGCGGGTAGTGCAGCATTAACGACGGCGATTGAATACCGCCAGCGTGCGAACGCCTACCTGTGTAAACCGTCAACCGACGATTGGACGCAGGAAGACATTCACAACGCGGTCGGGGTTCTTTTTGAAGACATGCGTTTTATGCTGACCGCTGACAAGGTGCAGAACAAAAAAGATTTCATGCTTTACCATCACGGCCAGCACGCACGCTCTGACCAGTTGCTGCGTTATTTCGACCAGTGGATGGAATATCTCAATTTCGATTATGAAGTAGGCAAGGGGATTATTTATGCTGGCTGATTTGATTAGCGGTGACGACCTGCTGGGCAACAACCACACACGCCGGAAATTCCAGAATACCGTAGCAGAATTCAAACTCGACACGGGCAAAACCGTAACGGGCTTTCATCACCAGCACCACAACGTAGTCGAGCTGCACGGTTCGCGTTGGCTGGTTTGCGTGAAGGATGCAAGCGGTGACGCACTGCTTTTCGAAGCGCTGGCAGACGGCACAAAAGAATTCGTAGTTGCCGATGGTAATTACAAAGAATACACCGGCATGCTAAACGAAGCCCGCGCCCGGTTGCGTTGCCACATCGCTGCACGTGACAAGCGCAAGCGTGATGCAGCGGCCCGCAAAAAGAAAAAGGCGAAATCAGCGTGAGGCGCGGCAAGGTTGGTTTTACGTGGTATGAGGCTTTGTATTTCAGCGGCAATAAAGTTGAAGTGCATCATTTCACACTCGACGCCGATCCAAGGCGCAGCAATTATACAGCGCTGACCAGTATCGGATGGTTTCACCATCGGGAATTTCCTGCTGATACTTCTGTGCTGTTCGAAAACCTGATATTCACGAATCGTATGGAATCCATGCGCCAACAGCATCCGGACCACGTGTACAGCTGGCGCAACGATCCTCATTTTTATCATTCTTCGTTGTGGGATTTCTACGCAGCCATCGGCTATAACCACAAAACGAAAAAGTGGGGCAAGCGCGCACCGTCCGGTCCAATCCTGACCCGTGAGCAGCTGGCCGAAATCTGTCTCAAAGTGGATGCCCATTATGCGGACGCTATTGAAGTCGCCGTGCGGTCGTGAATTCAAAATTGCGCCGCTATCCCGTGAAGAATTTGAAAAGCTGGGCAGTGATGCTCCTTACACTGTGCCCGACCGTGCGAGCCTGCATAACAGCATGCCTCGCTCTGCATACGATCACTACAAATTTTCACGTGGTTATCACGAATGGAAAGATTTCAGCGTCGAGTGGCTGACTGAAATGCAAATCGTGATTACCGCAACAGAAGAAGAATTCCTCAATTAGGTATCAACCGCAATGGCTGAAAAGAAAGTTAAACCGAAGGCGAAGGCTGACCCCGCCGTCGAAGGCAAGAAGTTGAAGAAAACTAAAGTCGCGGAAGGTGTGGAGAAAACCACCAAGAAAAAGAAATCAGCGTCACAGGAAGACTTCACGATCCACGAAGGGCTGGCGGGTATCCGTGCGAAACCCAGCATGTACCTTGGCGAGCAAGGCGCACCAATGGCCTATCGCTGCCTGAAAGAAGGCGTGGATAACTGCTACGACGAACACATTGCCGGTCGCAACAAAGTAATCGAAGTTATTTTGGATTACGACACCGGTTGCTACATCGTGGCCGACCAAGCTGGCGGCATTCCCACCGATTTCATGAAGCTGAAATCTGGCGAGAAAATTTCGATCATGACTGCCGCGTATACCAAAACGCACGCAGGCGCAAAATTCAACGACAAGGCCTACAAAACTTCGGCAGGTACTCACGGTATCGGTATGTCAGCAGTTAACGCCGTGTCCGAGCGCATGCGCGTGTGGACAACGTATAACGGCAAGCTGGCGACACAAACGTACAGCAAAGGCGAAATTGTTCCGGGGCCGAAAAAAGACATGCACCCGTACATCGTGAAAGCGGTGGATAAGGATGTGTTGGGCCACCTGAAAGATAAGACGAAAAAATACGGTACGATTGTCGCAATCGAACTGGATCAGACCGTCGTTTCGATCAACGCGAAAGCCGGTAAACTTCCGAAGACTTTTGAAGCAGCCGAACCGAACGCGACTGAAGTCGGATTGTGGCTGAATAACGTTGCGATGTTGAACCCCGGTCTGGAAATTCGTTTCTCGACAATTCGCAAGGGCAAGCGCAAAGACGAACTCTATCTGAACAAAAAGGATTTGGCGTTCGTTCCGAAAAACATGTGCGACCTGCGCGACCTCACACCGCAAGGCAAGACGTTTATTTTCAAAAGCGACAACATCACCTGCGCGCTGGTCTGGTCTGATCACACTGACGCCGATAACTTCCTGACATTCGTGAACACTTCGCCAACCGTTGACGGTGGCTGGCACGTAACGGGTTTCACCGCTGCACTTTCCAAGGCCGTGAAAAAACACGTGCCTGAAAAGAAACCAGCGAAAGGAAAAGGCAAGACGCAAGGTTACACCGGTTCCGACCTGCTGATCGGCCTGACGGGCATGTTCGACTGGCGTATGCACGGCGCCGCCTACACGTCGCAGGTAAAAGATAAACTCAGTTCGAAAGTGGACAAAGAAGTCGAAGACATTATGTTCCCGGCTTTCGACAAATACTTCACGGATAACCCGAAGGTCGCGAAGGACATTATCAAGCGCGCCCAAATCATGAACAAGGGCCGTGAAGAATTGGCTGCTGTCGTGCGCTCCATGGCTGACGTGAAAAAGCAGGGCAAGGGAACACTGCCGATCAAACTCGCACAAAGCCCGCACTGCAAAGCGTGGGAACGTGAATTGTTTGTGGTGGAAGGGGATTCTGCAAAAGGCCCATCGGTTGACGCTCGCGAAGTTTATTATCAGGAAGTTCTGGCAGCCGGTGGTAAACCACTTAACGCCCTGAAAGCTCCGATTGCGAAAATCATCACGCACAAAGATATTTCGGCATTCCTGATTGCTATCGGCGTCGATTTGAAATCGCTCGATCCTAAAGCAGAACGTCCGAAACTCAGCACCGAAAAACTGCGCGTCAAATCCATCCTGTTGCTGGTTGACCCGGACCCGGACGGCGGCCACATCGCGGTTCTTTATCTGGCCGTGATTTATCGTTTGCTTCCGGATCTTTTCAAAGAAGGTCGCGTGTTCTGCGTACAGGCGCCGCTCTACGCTGCGCTGGATTCCAAAGGTGCGCTTTACGGTGGTATGACCCACAAAGAGTGTCGCGACAAGGCGCCAAAATCCATCAAGGATCAGGACATTGTGCGTATCAAAGGTTGGGGGGAAGTTGGCCCGGAATATATCGGCCCGATTGCCTTCGATCCAAAATACCGCAAATTGATTCGCATCAACCCATTCGCGTCTGCCGCTGATGAGCAGTGGTTCCGCGCCGTGGTTTCTGAAGACGCGGTTAACCGTCGCAAATTGCTGGGGCTTGAAGACTGATGGCAAAGGTTAAAACGAAAACCAAAGAAGTGGCGAAGGTGAAAAAACCATCGTCGCTCACGAAAATGAGCAAGGCAGTCGCACAGACGCCGATTCTGAAATTCACCACGCATGCACTCGAAACCAAAGATCAGACGATCAACGAATTTTCTGATCACGCTCTGCACGTGTACGGTTCCTACGTGGTGGAAGACCGGGCCGTTCCGGATTTCCGCGACGGCTTGAAACCAGTTCACCGCGCTGTTTTGTGGGCACTGCAAGGTTTGAACCTGCACCACACGAAAGGCTTCAAAAAAGCAGCACGCGCCGTTGGTGATGCAATCGGTAAATATCACCCACACGGTGACAGCGCCTGTTACGGCGCAATGGTGACGATTGCAAACAGCAACCCGCCGCTGGTGTGGGGCCAAGGTGGTTGGGGTAAACCGGATGGCACGTCCGCATCCGCATATCGTTATACCGAAGCGAAGAAATCGAAATTCGCAGATATGTTTTTGCTGGATTCGCAGTATCTGAAAGTCGTGCCGATGGGGATGAACTTTTCCAACGACGAAGAACTGCCGCTGTATCTGCCTGCACTACTGCCGACTTTGTTCTTCCTCACATCGACGCCGCCCCCGGCCTACGGCGTGAAAGTCGGCAACCCTGCGTTTTCGGTCGGCACCGTTTCGAAAGTCGTGGTTGATATGCTAAACGGCAAATCGTACACGGCGAAGAAATTGTCGGATACGTTGAAAATTGTCCACCCGTATGGCTGCATCGACGTTTCATCTGACGCAGCAATCGAAGAACTGATGGCGACCGGCAAAGGTTCTGTGCAGTACATGCCGCTCATGGAATACGACGTGGATAATCGCGTAATTCGTATTCGTTCTTTCTGTCCGGGCACGCTGTCTGGCGAAGAGGGTTTGGACAAGGCGCTGCAAAAACTGGCGAATATCGACGGCGTGAAAAACGCATCGAACACGTCAGGCAAAAAGAACAAGCACGCTGGGCCATACGGCGCCTCGTTGGAAGTAGCTTGTCCGAAAAACATGGACGAAGAAACCTTCGACGAAGTGTGTGCGAAAGTGGACAAGCTGGTTAAAAGTTCTGTCAGCTATCGCCTCGGTATCACGATCCGTCGTCTCGGTGACGAAACCAACAAATTTAAATACGTGAACTACGTCGAATACTTTGTCGCGTGGGTCAAGTATCGCATCAAGCTCGAAGAACGCCTGATCGCTTTCCTGCTGGCGAAGGCTGCGCATGAATTGCACTTGAACGAAGTGTATTTGTACGCCGTGAAGAATCGCGAAAAACTGCTGAAAGCTCTGCCAAAAGTTCTGGCGTCGAAAACCCCGGCTGCCGTTCTGGCGAAGGCGTTGACTATGCCGGTCGAAGACGCAGAAATCATCCTTGAGCGGAAAGTGAAACAACTGGCCGCGCTGGAAGCTGACGACCTTGAAAAGAAAATCAAGGGCATCAAAGCAGAAATCAAAGTTCTGAAAACCGACGCAAAAGAACCGGGCAAGCGTGCTGCAATTGATACTGCCGAGCGCGTGAAAACCTACCTGAAGAAACCTGACCCGACTGTATCGGGCCTCAAGGTTGAGTGAGGTTGCAATGGAAAATAAAGCAGACGAAAAAATCTACGTGCATGGATCGGATATCGCGTTTAACACGCTGATCTATTGTTTCATGCGCGCCTACCACCTGCCGACTTTGGAAGGTCAGGATCTGCCGCTAAAAGATACGTGGTTCGCGGTCCCTGCTGTGAAGCACGGGCCGATTATCCATCTGGTGAATCCAAACATCGAGTTCACCGCGCTCATGATGATCGACAGTGCGGGCCACGTGGTGAAAGCCGCACGGGTTAACCCGAACATTGCGCCAGCGTTGAGCGAATTCGAACTGGCTGAAATCCAGAAAGAAATGTTCGATATCCCCCTGTGGGAAAAGACGCAGCAGGAAAGTTTCCCCTACGATTCCATGTTCGAAAAGACTGCCGTAGCCGAACGATTCAAAGCGACAGGCGCCACGCCTGCGACTGCGATGAACATCGAATCCAGCAACATTACCTACCAGACAATTCGCAAGAAAGTGCAGCCACGCCCATGCACTACTTGTGGGGGCAAACGATGAACACCGCTCAAAACAATTACGAGGAAACTTCGGCATACGGCGTCCTGTGCCGTGAACTGAATTCCCGTGAGATTACCTTCGGCGCGCTGCATGAGAAATTCATGAGTGTTTCTGTGCCGAATATGGTTGTGGCTCGCGTGCATTTGACGCTGCCGCAATTGGTACACGGCGAAATGCCGAACGCCGACCATATCATAGGCGAAGACCACGCAAACAAATGCTACGAAGATGGAACTGCGATTTGTAATTTCATCGAACGCATGCTGGTGCAGGAACATCCCGCAGACAAACGCTTCTTGATCCGGTACATGGAACATATCAGCTACCACTACAACATCCCGCGTCAAACCAGCATTGGTTTCGGACATGATGTGGTGTTTAGCCGGGAACCGCTGGGCGATAGCTTCAAATCGTTCGATAATTCCCTGTACGTTCCACCGTTGACCGGCTATTGGGCCATTGTCAAACGCACGTCGCGATAACAAACTGTAAATATATGGCAGGACAACAGATTATTGCCTGCCATATATTCCATGAGGTGCGTAGTGGATAATTATAGCTTGCTTCGATTACTTGATCAGGTTGAGCTGGCCTCCGAAATGGCGAAAGCCTACGACGAACCGGAAGAGGCTATAGTAAACAAAATGCGACACGCTGCGAAGTGTTCCATTATGAATGGGCATATCCCCCGTGAAACATTTCTTTACGCGGAAATGTTTATGCAGGCTGACGATCCACAATGCTGCCTGCGTAATGCGCGGCGTCTGTTTCAACCAAATCCGTTTTATGCGGGTATCGTATGAAAATCATTCTGGCGACGACCAACCGGGTTCACAAAGGCGAAACGTTTTTGGAATCTGTGACTATGGAAGGCCCCGGCGCACAGCCTCTGCTGATCCGTCTGTTTTCGGATCGTGGCCGTATGATGATCACGCACCACAAAGACCTTTTTGTTTTTCATAATTCAGAGCTAGTCGATTCGATTCCCACCATCTGCGCCCGTGTACCGAAGGGAAAGGCCGCCGTAGGTGAACTGATCGTGGAAGCCGAAGTCGGTACGCTGCCATTTGTTGCAGTGCCTTACGGAAAAGAACGGTTGATCAATGCGTTAATTCGAAGCGCTCGCGCTTTCCGCATGGTGCGCAAACCTGTGCGGATAATTGACAACGTGAGCGACTTGCTGAATTCACATGCGGAATTGCCAAGCGATCCCCGCTTCAAGGATTAACCATGACTCTTTTATCAGTGGATGGCACGAACACGATGCACCGTGCGTATCACGCAGTACGGCCCTTGAGTTACCGTGGCTTCCCAACGAACGTAATTAGCGGATACTTTTCGATTCTGCGTTCTAATCTCAAGATTTCAGGCGCAACCCATTGCCTGAATTGCTTTGACCGACCGGGCGAAAACTTCCGGCACCGTCTGCACCCGGAATACAAAGGCACTCGCGTAAAAGATCCGGAGAAAAGCAAAGCACTGGCAAAACAATTGCCGGTCATTGTGGAATTGCTGGATGCGATGGGTTTTGCCGTATACGGGAAGTATGGCGTCGAGGCTGACGACGTAATCGGTTCGACCGCACGCAAATATACGGGCGGTCTGGCCTATATCCTTTCAGGGGATAAAGATTTTGCACAGGAATTGATTGATCGTCATGTGCGATTGATTAACCCGAACAAGAAAGTAACCGTTAGTCGAAAAAACTGTAAAGAAATATACGGGGTTGAAGCAAAAAGGATGATTGATTTCCTTATGCTCGACGGTGACAGCATTGATAACATTCCGGGCGTTCCCGGTGTGGGCGGAAAGACCGCAATCAAACTGATCGACGCGTTCGGAAAGGCTGAAAATATTCCTTTCGACCGATTCCCCAAGAAGGCACGAGAAACTGTAAATATAAAAGAGATTCTGAAACTCAATCGTCAGCTTGTAACCATACGGCAAGACCTGTACGATGCGAATGCGGAATTGGACTTATCAATTTCTAAAGTGAACGTGAAGGCATTCACGCGCATTTGTGATAAATACGGATTGGACGGATTGAAAAAGTCCTTCCTGAAGTAAACGCGGGAACCATACCTGCAAATCACCCGGCAATAACGCCGACCATGCTGGAAAGTAAAGAGAGCAAAACCATGACTGAAGTAGCCGTAGTAAAACTGTCGAAGAACGAAACCGCCGCCGTTAAGCTGGTCGCCACCGCTGCCAAGACCCTCGACGGTCTGAAAGCTGATCTGAAACTGGCGCAGGGCGTTGTTCGCACGAATTCCAAACTGGCCCTGACCACTGCGCCGAAAATCGTCGCCAACCTGCAAAAGAACGCCGGTTCCACCGTCGATACTCTGCAACAGGCTGTACTGGCCGCGACCGCAGAACTGACCGACGCAAAAGCAGCGCTGACCCTCGTGCGTTCGACCGAGAAAGCCGACGCCGCGCAGAAAGCCAAAGACGCCAAAGCCAAACAGCGCGAAGCTGACAAAGCAGCCGCTGCCAAACTGAAAGCCGCAACCGCACCCGTTGCCGCCGCTGCGCCGAAAGCTGCAAAAGCTCCGAAAGCTACCGCTGTTGCTGTAGGTGTGACCAAAACCGGCGCACCGAAAGTGAAAGCTGCCAAAGCTGCCGCGCCTGCCAAAGCTCCAAAAGCCAAAGCGCCGAAAGCCAAAGCTGCAAAGCCTGCCGCTAAAGCCAAAGCCTAAGATCCATCGCGGTCTGATGTAGCAATACCGAAAGCGGCCTAGAAATAGGTCGCTTTTTTACTTTCTGCGGGAGAAAAACATGTTCAACGCTAGCGGAATTGTTCAAAACATTCTGAGTGGCAGCCTCACCTATTCTGAATTGCTGCGTGATATCGCCACTGTGCAGCAAATGAGTTCGAATGCCATCGGTGCAGATTACATTGTCAACATGCTGGCCGCTCTCGGCTGCCGTCTTTCTCTCGACGGTGAAAAACTTATCACTGTTCCGTTTAACGCCACCGTTACAGTTTCAACCCCAAATCATATGCGTGCGGCTGGGAATGACCTCCCGTTCATCAAAACCGAGCCGTTCGTTCTGCTGCCTAACTGGCAGGATCTTTATGCACGCGTCGAAGTAATGCTACCCGGCAAAACCGAAACGCTGTTGGTGATCGCTTACCGCGAAGTCCTGAATATGCAAAACGCATTTGCTAATCAGGGGCGCCGCGTTCCATCGCAAATGGTTGGCTTCCCGGTTATGAGTTTGAATGACGGCAAGGTCAAACTGGCCCGCATGTCATTTTTCAGTTTCGTTAAGAGTTCGGCGGCCTTCTTGAATGGTGGCGCTTGCACCATCGTCGGCCATCACGCCCGCAAACGCATTCAAGCCTGTACGGCGCAACTGAATCACAACCATGACCCGCTGCAAGCAATGGCCGAGGCTGAGCAGGCATTGCAGGCATTGCGCGCTGACTACCAGCAACCGAACACCCTTACCTATGATCAAGGCTGCATGCTGCGTACCTTGCTGGATACCCGCAAGCGCAATGCAAAGGCCATTCAGGCGGGCATGGGCAACGTTCACAATGAACCAAAGGGCCAAAGCCATAACGTGGCTTGACCTAATGAAGGCCCTTTGATACCGTGGGGGCCTTCCGTAACGTTTTGTGCCTGATGCATTAGCGCTCACGGAATAAGGGAAGTTTGATGTTGCTGCCTTATATAGGCATGCGCCACCGCCTGTTCTGCGATGAGCGTTTGCCGTTGGTAGTTCGCCGCCCTCGGCAAATGCACAGTCGATAAACGACACTAACGAAATTTGGAAAGTTGGAGATTTGGAAATGACTACCGTGAACTTGAAAGGCGCCACCGTAAACGTAAACCACGGCAAGAAAGGCATTATCAAAGAGGTGGTGAAAACCCACCTGAAGAACGGCACCATTCGTACCGTCGAAGGTTCCGAGTTCAATGTCTCGGACATGTACAACAAGGGCAAAGGCAAATTCGTTGACCTGAAAGGCGGCGTTGCCAAGAAATCCACCGTTGCCGCTGCTGCCCCTGCGCCTGCTGCAAAAGCAGAACGTCCGGCCCCGGCTTCCGTCACGTTCAAAGAACTGGACGAAAAGGCGCGCAAGATCAACGGCGTCGAAATCGAAAGCCTGAAACGTAAAGAAGGCATTGTAGTTCTGGCCGATGGTTCCACCGTTGCAATCGCTGACATTACCCGCAAGGGTAAAGGCTACGGCGCCGATGTTGTGACCCCAGCACCGAAAGCAGGTAAGGCACCGAAAACCGTCGCTGCAAAACCTGCTGCTGAAAAAGCCCCTGTAAAAGCAGCCGTTGCAAAACCTGCTGCAAAAGGTGGCGCTGTGAAGAAAGCCAAGGCCGCTACCGGCGATGATGACATGGCATTCGACGAAGGCGCGCTGTATGGCCCAGCCGGTCAATACGAAACCGGCGACGTTCGCAACAAGGTGATCGACTTCGACGGCGACGACCTGAAAGTCGTGAAAACTTTCCCGTCTGGCAAATGCCAACTGGAAGACGGCGTGACTTTCCAAATCGACGAAGTTCGCAAAACCGTCAGCGGCAAATTCTGCGTGTACTCCGACGATTACATTGCAGAACTGAAAGAACTGCACGAACAAGCGAACACCCGCGCCAAGGCAATCCAAAAGGCCAAAGACACACCGAAGCCTTTGACCTCGCGCAGTTTCAAGAAAGGCGTAACGCAGATTCTGGTCGGCAAGAAATTGCAAACCGTTGAACGCGTATTTACCAGCGGCACAATCGAACTCGACTCGGGCGTGCGTATCGCTATCGCGGACATTCAACAAGTCGGCGCAAAACTGGTTTATGGCGGCGCTGCTGGTGCCAATCAGAAATCGGGCGGCGCGCTTCCGAAAACCCGTGAAGTTCCACCGTTTGAGAAAAAGATTATCCATGTTGCCGAATTCGACGACGATACCGCCGAAGACATTCGCGATTTGCTGGAAGAACAAATCCGCAAAATCATGGGCGCGGAATACGACGTGAACTTGGTTTCCTCGTTCGCCGGTCGCGGTACTGCCATGTGTACCGTTGCGTTTAGCTTCGCGGTTGCCGACGCTGATCCCGAATTCGTTGCTGCACAAATCGAACGCCAGCGCCGTGAAAACTTCGCTGACGACGAAGGTAGCGACCTCGACGCGCACCAATTGACCGGTGCGGATTCCGACATTCCTGAAGAGGAGGAAGAGCAGGAAGAGGAAGAGGAACAAGAAGAGGAAGAGCAGGAAGAGGAAGAGGAACAAGAAGAGGAAGAGCAGGAAGAGGAAGAGGAACAAGAAGAGGAAGAGCAGGAAGAGGAAGA